TCTAGCGCACCTGACCGACTAAGTCTAGCATTAGAAGATTGTCTACAAGCTATTTCGTCTTCCGTTCGGGCGTTAGTTTTGGTTTCTGAGGGGTAAATGACGCAACAGGAGATTGAAAAGCGCCAGTATCTTTTCCGTAGGTGTAATACCCGCGAAGAACTTCGGCAGTGGGTGTACGTTTTCTTGGACCTGGATTTGCCCGGTGATATAGTAGATGAGGATTCTACATCCACTCCATTAGATATGGTGTGGGACACTTACGCACATTTTACTGGGTTGGGCAATCAGGATGCTTCTAGAATTTTATATTACGCAGCACGTGATTCGGCGAAGACTTTATGTGAATCTGTAATAGAAGTCCTAGCTCTTTTGCATCTTGACGTTAGTACAGTCCACCTAGCTTCAATTGAGGAGCAATCGCGAAATGCCCAAAGGTATTTGAAGAAGTTTTTCATGCTTCCTGACTTTAGAGGGTTCGTTAGGGGGGACAATGTAAGAGAAACTGAAATTGTCCTGTACCGACATAAGGGAGGTGATTCTTTAGTTTTAACCGAAAAAGAGTTCAACGAATTATCTCCCGAAGAAGGCCAAGAATATGTGGAGGTAATTAATAGGGCCGAAATTGTTGTTGCTACTATGCAATCAGTTAACGGGAAGCATGCCCTGCTCCTTGTCTTGGATGAAATTGACATTTTGCAGCAACCTATTGTATATCAGGAAACGGTAAACATCCCAACGGCTGTAAATCGCGAAGACGGTACCACTCAGTTGCCTCTGACGGTCCTTACGTCAACCCGCAAAACGGCTTTCGGTCTTGTGCAGGACGAAATTAACCGAGCGCATCAAAGTGGCTTAATGGTTAAGCATTGGAATATCCTAGATGTTACTCAAAGGTGTCCAGCAAAAAGACATCTACCTTTATTGCCCAAGTTGACTGTCTATCGTTCTAATGAAGACTTGAAAGTAGTGGACGAAGATACCTATAAAATGATGCCTTTTAAGGAAAAGGAAAGGTACGTCAAGGATGAGTGTTTTCAGGGTTGTGTTACTAATTGCAGGATGTTCGCGGCTTGTAGGGGTAGGCTAGCCACTAAGCAGCCAGGTACTTCTAGATTCCTAAAGCCTATCAAACATACTGAAGATCAATTCAGGAACAACACCGTAGAGATGGCTCAGGCGCAGTTGTTGTGTTGGAAGCCGGCTTCGATTGGTCTGATATATAATCGTTTCGAAAGGTCTCGTCATGTGATAACGCCAGCTCAATGTTACTCTAAAGTGTTTGGTGAATTGCCGCCGTTTCCACATCAATTTACTAAAGCGATGCTTACTAAGGCCCTTATGGAAAGAGGCCTGGAAGCTTATGGAGGCCTAGACTTTGGACACACACACTGCATGGCCTTTACAGGTGGCTTTAAGGATGGTCCGCTGTGTTTCATTACAGCTGCACTTTCAGTACCCGAATTGGATCCAGCTCAGACCATTCAGGTGATGGAACCCCTTAAATTTATTGGCTTTAGTATTTATCCAGACACGGCTGACCCAGGTATGATTAAGCTCATGAAGCGTGCTGGTTTCAGGATGAATCGCTGGAAAAAGCTACCTGGGTCTGTGATTGCGGGCATTAACATCGTGCGTTTCAAAATGAATCCACTTTTGGGGGATCCAGAGCTTTTTATTGTAAGGGACCTAGAGGAAGATTCTGGTACCGATGTTCTAATAAGACAAATTTCGGAATACCACTGGAAAACTGATTCGGCTGGTAAACCTACGGACGTTCCTCAAGATACGGATGATGACTCGAATGACGCACTGCGCTACATGATCATGAACATTTTTACACCCAAAGGAACCGTCTCGGTTGCCTGCGATAGTCGAGAAGATTTATCCCCAAACCTTCCAGCAGATCCTATGTCTGGTTATTATGATAAAGACAACTGGATGAGTCAAATAGTGGCTCAACATACTGGGGTACAGCCGGCAGAGAAGGTTCCCCAAGAAAGAAGAATGGTAATCCAAACCCCAGATGGCCGCGAATTTAATTACGGGTCTTACTATCAAGACCAAGATAAGTCCTCGAAATCACAGGAAGAAAAACCAGGGATTGAAGGTAATAGAGGGAAGGGAGGGCGGCTTTCATGGAATTTTGAGTAAACTTCCAACCCAATCTTTATCACATGCCGTACATGAATTTTGTCTCTAGAATCTTGGCTTATTCGGACGTTAGCCCAACTGGTAACCCTAAAAGGCGTCTTTGTGACTGGTCGCGTGATTTATTGTCGTTACCAGTTTGCAGGCCCATAAATCAAGTTTTTGAACTTCAACCCCTTGAGGAGGTTGAGGTTTTTGATGGTACCAGGGATTTGTTTTATGATGAGACTACGGAATTTTCTTTGAATCTCCTGAGTGGGACAAAAGACCTTTATCGATTGGCTTGGACAGGTACCGGGACAGCTCCTGTCTTTAGGGTTGACAGGGCCCTTGGCCTTACTGACAGTATCGTTGTAACACCACAAAGCAATCTGACAGTTTTAGTAACTAATGTTGGGTTAGTTCCAGACCCCTCTAACCCTTCTGGCCCCGAGGTTTTGGGTAATAAGGCCAGTTTTAGTGGCGTGCAAGTTGGTGATTCTGTTTATATCCCTGGAATTACTACGAATGATACGGCGTTGTTTAACCCCATGAATGAGGGGTATTGGACTGTTCTAGGGGTTTCTAGTGACCACACTACTCTTGCTTTAGGGCGAACCCCGGGAACGGTTTATGAGGCCGCTAGTGACGATGTGGCCCTTACTGATGCTGCGCAGTTTCAGGTTTTTAGTTGTGGTACTGTGCAAATTGGAGACACCTTAGACTTGATTGCTGGTTTTTCTGCACAAGCTATAAGGTCCTACGAAATTATCCGGGTGACGGCTTCTAGTGTCGACATTAGGTCTTCGATTCCCTTAACTAGTGAAGTTGTAACGTGCGCCGGTGTGTATTTGAACATTTATTCTTCAGCGAAAACCTTCGTGGCCTTGGAAACTAATCAAGAAATTGCCGTGAAGATGAACGCGAATCCTGACGAGTCTTGTCGTGTTGAGCCAATTTTAGCCGATGGGGTTTGCGGGAAAGTAGGTCTTTTTCAAAAATTTGGGACCGTCTATTGGCTAAGTTTGAAAAACCGGTCGACAGCAATTTGTACAGTAACCCTTATTTCAGTGGAGTAACTTAATATGTCAGCAGGAACTTTCGCTCATTTGTCTAAATTGGCCGACAACCACACCTTCGGTTCCCCTCATGCTTCCTCGGGGCCGGATGCCGTATCTCACCACGAAATTGGTGCAGCTTTACATGACGCGGCAGCCAAAGTCGGGATGGCGTCTAGAGTGCCTCCTGGGCAAGTTAACCAAATAGGGTTTCTTGTAGACCACCACAATAATTTAGCCCAAGTCCACTCCAATCATGCCAAATTCCACGCCGGGAAAGGAGTGCTAAAGGCCGAGTGGGAAAGTCCCGTAAAACAAAAAGAATTAAATGCCAAGGCCGCCAAGGAAAGACTTAAAAATCCTGAGGTTACTGAAGGGCCTCACGCTAAGGGTAAGGGAAGTTTCCTGGGCGTGCCTGTAGATTACAAGTCTTATTCTAAGTAGGCAAGAATGGCTGAAAATAAAAAAGAGTCACGTTTAATCTATGTCCAGGATGAAGAAGAACTTCACCTTGAGCTAGCAAAGAAAGCCTTAGTAGCTCGCGGGATTCCGGAAGAGAAGCCGTCTTTTTCTAAGTCGATTATCAATATCCTTAATGGGCAAGGAACTATAGAGCGCCTTGCGTTTGAAGCGGATCCTAGTCAGATTAATCAGTATGCCGGGGTCTATAAAGCCAAAATGAGGCTGATCCCCGATACAATTCTAAAAAGAATTGCCATCCAGGATTCTCTAGTTGCCAATATTGTTAGAGCCCGTCAAAACCATATTGCCTCTTTCGGTAGACCACGTCCAGACCGTTTTTCGTTGGGATACCTTATCAAGCCCAATACGGGTCTATTAGATAAGCTAGATGAGAAAGGTAAAAAGGAACTCCAGAAAGAAATTCAAGATGCTATTGACCTGTTTTCTACTTGTGGCAACACCAAAGGAATCGTTGATGAACATCAAGCTACTTTCGCCGAGTACCTTTCACTTTCGACTAGGTCGGCTATTGTTTGTGGAAGGATAGCAACCGAAATTGTTTGGGCCCAAAACCTCGACGGCTCGGACAAGCCAGTTTTCCACCACTTTGTCGCAACCGATTCAGGTACAATTTACCCAGCCACACATAATCAATCAGCATTGCAATCCATCCGTGACGAAGCGTATAACCTACTTTGTCGAGTAACGGGACAAAAACTAATTCGAGAGAAATTTGATAATCAAGAGTATTCCTGGGTTCAAGTTGTAGATACGACTCCAAAAGAAGTGTTTACACGTGACGAAATGCTGGTTTACAACTTCTTTGCAGTCCCGGACGTTGAGATCGCTGGATTTCCTGTGACCCCCCTCGATACCGTAATTTCCGCTGTAACTACCCATATAAACATCACAACCCTTAACAAGCTGTGGTTCCAAAATGGAAGGGCCTCTAAAGGGATGTTGGTCATTAAGTCTGACGATGCTACGCCACAAACCCTACATGCCATTAAACAGAATTTCAATGCTTCTATTAACAACGTTCAAAATTCTTTTAGGATGCCGTGCTTTGGTTGTGGGGTAGACGAAGAGATTCAGTGGCAGTCATTAGATACTGGAGCGGGCAGGGACATGGAATACCAGTTCCTTTCTGATATGAATTGTCGTGAAATTCTTACAGCTTTCTTAATGTCTCCTGAGGAATTACCGGGTTGGTCTTACCTTTCCAGAGGGACTAATTCACAGGCTTTGTCAGAATGTATTTCTCCTACGTCTAGAATCATTACTGAATACGGTCTATTAGAAATTGGGCACTTTGTAGGAGACAAAAGAGAACGGGCTGGACTCTTTTGGAGTGGCGACAGGTGGGGCGAAGGTCGGGCTTTCAAGTCCGGGATGAAGCGTTTGGTAGAGACCGAGTTGGCTTGTGGAGTAAAGCTCCAAACCTCCCCTGACCACAGGTTCAGAGTTATTAATGAATGTGGCGAATTAGATTGGAAGCATCAATCGGAATTGCTGGTTGGCGATGGTGTTCTTGTAAGCCGAAAGCCTGTGGTCGGAAATGAGAAACTGGTTCCTTCTTTTAGAGGAAGAAAGCTTACTTTGGAAGTAATGGAAACTTTGGGGTGGTTAACTGGCGACGGTTGTTTGGTTGCGGAAAGAGAACGGGTTGGGGCTAAAATCCACTTGTTTTATCATCAAGATAAAGAGAGGGATATTTGGGAGAAACAAGAAAAGATCCTTTCTAATTGGGGACTTAAGGTCCACCACGAG